TTTATAATTTATCTTTTATTTTAATTTTTAAAAACGACTCCAAATCCAAGCCGTATTTTTCAACTATATTATTATCAAAATCTTTGTACTCTAAGTCAAATGCATTCCTAAAAAATCGAGTCTCAAAAGTTCCCGTTCTATTTATGGAGTTCGTTATTGAGGTAACCATTAATTTACGATTTGCAAATTGACCTCCAGCGCCTCGCACTCCTTGAATGCCTTTTCTAATTACCCACTTATCAATCGCAGCCCTTGACGCGTTTGCCTTATATGGAGAGTTCGGAGCTTTTGCACTTGACTCACTCCCTTTTGTTCCAAAGTCTAACTCTTTCCAATAACTCTCAGCGTAAAAATCAAACTCAATAGAATTTTTATTCTCTTTTGTTTTATAATCTAACGACTTCGATAATTGACCGGATGCGTTATGTGTTCCGTAACGTCCTCCGGTTTTTAAATTCTGTCTCGCTCTCTCAACCACCAACGCTCCAAACTCGTTGAGGGCTTGTTGTACGTGTTTAGTCTCCAAAATCGCAGATAGTAAAATCGTTATTTGGAACGCTTATTTCAATATCACATTTCCAACCGTCAAGCGCATTTGTAAAAGCTAAAAGAATAGGCTGTAAAGTCGGATCGTTTTGCAATTCAATATCGTCGTCATTTCTTTGTAATCGCATTTGAGTAATCATATAATTGAGGATTGCGTGACAAGTGTTGAGGTTGTCAAGTTCGTTGTCGTTACCTAAAAATTTATCGGTTACATTTATCTTTGAAATATTACGAATATCGACAACAGCAATTTCGAAAGTAAAATTGACAACTCCGTTATTAATCGAAGAGCTGAGGATATTAATATGAGCAAGCGGAAATATATTTTTTTTAACATTGTCGATTATGTCTGTGCCGTGAGTGATTGTATTTAAAAGTGGCGCGTTTTCCAACGTACTCTTAATATATGCTATTGCCTGATAAAATGCTTTCATTTTTTAAAGTGATTTTTAATTTGTTTTGCCTCTTCTTTACTTTCGTCGATTAAGTAAGATAAAAGCGTGAGTGATTCATGAAGAGGCTCTGCTCCAACTTCTCGAGGCTTGAGTCCAAGCTCTCGTGAAAGTCTAACAAAGGATTGATACCAACCCCAGCGCTCTCCAAAACCTCCTCGAGAGATTTCCCCTCCCTCATCGATTTGCTCTCCAAATGCGATAGGATATTGCTCAATAATTCCTTGCTTAAATTCCAAAAAAAAAGAATAGATCCGGTTACTACATCCATTGTCACGTCCTTAAATAATTCCGCTTTGCTCTCGTCTCCGTCGTAGGCCTCAATTTGATAAAACTCAGAAACCTTTTTAGTAATTGGACGATATAAAACCGACATCAATAAAGCCAAGTTCTCATCGCTACCGAGTAAAGAGTCAATCGTTGCGTGTTCTCCGATTGTCATTTTATCCAAGTTTGGAATGAAACCATAATTAACTCCGTCCATTTTAAACGTCTTAACTCTTTGAGGTTTTTGATCCAATACCTTAGCCAAATTTTCAACTATCTCAGCAAAATCGTTAACGGGTATTTTCATAACATCGGCCACGCTAATATTACAAAATATCGCAACCATTTGAATGCAAACAAAAGTCTCATCGTCCTGGTTGTCTTTTAATACTTTTAAATATCTCAAATATTGAGACAATTTAATCTCCTTTAAATCCGTTGGAATTACTACTCTCATATATATATAACTAAAAAAAGTGATTTTGTTTATAAAAATTATGTGATTATTACGCGTCTCGATTTGTTTATTGCGAGGCTCATCATTGCGAAGTAGCGAAGTGCGTCAATTGCGTGGTTAAATTCGTCGATAGGCCGGTTTAATTTTTTACCGGTTTTGTCAACGTCCCAGCTGTAACTCCTCAACTCTTTTATTAAATTGGTGCTTGACTTAGTAACTAAGATTTCCTTTTGCTGTAGTACCGAGATACCGTAATTAATTGAGTCAGCTCCCTTGACAACGGGTTTGATATTGTAACCGGCGCGTCTTATCTCCTCGATTGACTTCGGCTCGGCTGAGTCCGCCCAAATTGGAGCTGTTCGTTCCTGTCTCATCAATCGAATTATATCGGAGTTCAAAAGTGAGGTCGAATAAATTAACTCGTCAACGATTATTTTACCATTGTAATCATATACAGCAACGTGAGCGGTTGGGTCGTTACTATAACCAAAGTCAAGTCCACTCCCTAAGAATTTCGCCTCCGTTGGTATTGTGTCGATTGTCTCCCAATTTTGAAATATCACTCCCTCAAGTGATCCGAGTTGGCCGAGTCCGTAAACGTTCCACCAGTTCGCCCAATAGGTTGAGGTACTCGCTTTGTCTTTTGCTTTCTCAATCTCTTTGACGATTGCCGGATCGAGCGCCTCATTATCTTTGTACGTTAAAATAACAAAGTCGGAGTCGGAATCGTTTAATAGTTCCGTTTGCACCCAAAACTCATTTGTTGGGTTGTAGTCAAGGTATATGAATTTTTTAGTACGGACGGCGAGTTGTTGATAGCTTTCAAAGTCGATATTATTGCACTCGTTTACGAATAGAATATCACGTCTCGCACCTCTTAATTTATCCGGTTGATCGACGCTGAAAAATTCAATATAGGAATTATTAGAGAATGTATATTTAAGTGAGGATCGGTTGAAATTAGCGTCTCGATAGTTGTCAGTTAATAACATTATCTTTTGAAAGTCTTTTAAAGCTCCACGTTTTAAATGAGGGATTGACTCACTAACAATACTTATCTCTGAAAATGGATTTTGTATTGCGTAAGTAATTAAAAGCGGTAAAATAGAAAACGTTTTGGAGCTTGACGTTCCGCCTTGCACAATCCGAACTCGTTTTCTTAGCTTTGCAATTTTACTCTGAGCCGTTGTTTTCTGGAACATCCAAGTCTAAGGAATTAAAAATTGGTTTCTCAATACTTATATGTTGGTCGATAGTTTGTTTTGGCATTCCAAAGAAATATTTAAACCACAATTCAATAGCCCACTTCTCTCCGGCTTGCATCGCTGCCTCGAGTTGCAATATCGCCTCCGGTAAAAAAGGTTTCAATCTCTCGTAGGTATCCTGCATCTCAGACTTTGTCATTAAACGCTTATCGTCTGGTCTTACCGCTTTCGTTGAATTTCCTCCATTAAATTTCCTTTTATCCATTTTTCAATACAAAACAATTAATTGATTTGAGCCGTGCCGTTATATCTCCCCAAAATTACCTCGTTATTAGTCAAAAACCTCGATGCAAACAATTTAAAGCCCTTGTGAGACTTCTTTTTTAATAAATCATATAAGTTGCTCGGCATCCAAATTTCGTTCGCTGAGAGGTCTTGTGGTGCGTTTTCAATTATAGTGTCAAGGAACAAATAAAATTCCTCTTGCTGTTGTTTTCTCGTTGATTTTGTCGACTTGCTCTTTGTTGTTGTCATAATGTTCCCTAATTTTATACTTTTGTACAAACGGCCATTTATCTCGGCCATTTGTAAAGTATATTTTATCAATTCCTAACTCTTTTGCCGTATTAAATAAATCGGAATTGTCTCCGTTTTTGTCTCTCGCTGTTAAAATTCTGACGTCTTTGCCCTCAGATATAAATTTTGAGGCAAGGTCTTTGCCTTTTTTAGTTGAAAGCGTGCCGTCATAATCAAAACTAACCGGCATAATTATATAATTTAAATAAATCTTTGATAATCGTTTCGTGAACTTTTGAGCAATTCGGGCAATTTGAATTATCAATTCCAAAATAGTGTTTATAAAGTCCGTTTAAATAGTCAACGTCTTCAAAAACTAACTCAGTTCGTCTTCCGTCGATAATCCTTTGACCTTTTACGTCTAAAAATATTCTAAAATGCTCCTTATCGTTTGGAGTCATTTCCGACTTAACCTTTTTAAAGTTGAATAAACGATTAAGTTTAAATTGTCTGTCTTTGCAATTATCGCAAGGCTCAATTCCAACGGCTGAGGTTACGGCAGCAACTACGTCGCCCAATCCTTGAATTTCTTTTTTAGTTTTTCTTTTTGCCATTTAGTTTAATTTTTACCATTTTATTAATCCGGTGAATAGTTTGAATATGTATTCCGGTTTGTCTTGAGAGTTCACGTTGACCGTGTAGCGTTGAAAGTTCAAACATTGTCCTTTCGTACCAGGTTAGGTCTTTTGAAAGCTCTGAATAATCAATTCCCTCGTTATATTCCTCCTCTTCAATCTCAAATTTACTAAAATCGTCGATTAATATATCGTTATTTTTAAGAGAGTCATAAAATAATGATCTCAAAGTTACGAAAATATATCCGTCGGAAACAGGAATTGTCCTTTCCGATAATTTAATGTACATATTTTGAACTAACTCGTCCGCTAAGTCCTTGCATTTACAAATTTGTAAAGCCATTTTCCGCCATTGAGCGTCCTTTTTAGCGAGTTCGTGGATTATCACAATCGCATAGGATTAAAAAACTCACTTAAAAAATGTAAAACGTGAGTTTCATTTTCAATATAATAGGCCGTACCTCTAACAATCAACACAATTTCCTCCGGAGACTCTACCCAATATCCGTCAATACTATCGACGTTGACTCTAAAATCCACAAATGATCCATTGAGTCCGAGATTGTCGTCCTCTTGCTCTAACCACATTTGAGTCGATATTGTGTAGGGTTTAATCATTTGACAAATATAGTAAATATATTAATATAACGGTAAAAAGTTATTTTGTAACAAAATTAACATTCCAATCACTCCAAACATATACAAAACAACCGTGTTTTTTAAGCTCTGAGAGCCTCAATTCCTGAAGTGGTGACAATATACCATTTTCCTTTTTTACTTCTATAAACGTAGCCTGGCCGTCTTTGATAGCTAATAAGTCCGGAATGCCATTTGTTGAGGTCTTTATTAACTTAGTTACAAAATACCCTTGCGCCTGGAGTTTCTTTTTTATCTTAGTTTGTATTTGCTGCTCTGTCATATATCAATATGTATTAAGAAACTAATCTTTTTTGTTATTGTTGGATAGGTTTTAATTAACCATAAACTCAACTCATCCTTTTCAGATTCATCAATATGAAACTCTGCATAAGTATGTATTTTAAGTCCATTAAATATTTCATCTTTTTGTAAATGTTGAGGTAATTCTGACAACTTAATTACCGACCTTGTTATTTTTTTCATAATCTTATTTCTTTTTAAATGTTGTTAATTTTTTTAATATAATTATAAAGTCTTAAATGTAATCCTTTTGGGTTAAAATCACTCAATTCAGCAAATCTAACGTGTGATTCATCTATTTTATTCCAACGATGTAGTATTACAAATCTTATAAAATCTTTTATCATAATCTTATTTGTTTTTAAATTAATTTTGAATATTCATATAATACTTTCATTTTATCATAACTATCGATTTCAGTTGATAAATTTGGATATACAAATTTTAAAGTGCCTTTCATTTGTTCAATACGTTCATTATAATAATTATCTATTTCTTCTTGTAACATTTCGTAAAATTCAACATACTTACCATTCAAAGAGGTATCCTGTATAATTTCATTTAATAAATCTTGTGTTATCATAATCTTATTTGTTTTTAAATTGTT